AGTTATACTATAATTCAGACGTTACAAAAAGAAATCGTAACGGACAAACTTCTTCTGGACTCTATTCTTTGTTCGTCCCTATGGAATGGAACTACGAAGGATTCATGGATTCTTACGGATCACCTGTATTCATTAGAGAAAAAGATAGCATCAAAGGAGCAGACGGTTACGACATTACAACAGGCGTTATTGAACACTGGGAAAACGAAGTAGATGGTTTAAAAGATGATCAAGACAGTTTAAATGAGTATTATAGACAATTTCCAAGAACTGAAATGCATGCATTTAGAGATGAGGCTAAAGAAAGTTTATTTAACTTAACTAAAATATACCAGCAAATAGATTACAACTTAGAGTCTAACAATGTAGCTGCTGTAACAACAGGTAGCTTCATGTGGGAAAATGGAATTAAAGATAGTAAAGTTATATTTTCTCCTAATAAAAATGGTAGATTTAAAATAAGTTGGGTGCCTCCAGTTAGCATTCAAAACAGAATAATTAATAAAAACAATGGTAAGTACCCAGGTAACGATCATATGGGGGCTTTTGGTTGTGATAGTTATGACATATCAGGAACCGTAGATGGTAAAGGATCTAATGGATCACTACATGGACTAACTAAGTTCTCTATGGAAGATGCACCACCTAATCACTTCTTTTTAGAATATATATCAAGGCCACAAACAGCTGAAATATTCTTTGAAGATGTTTTAATGGCTTGTATATTTTACGGTATGCCAATATTAGCTGAAAACAATAAACCAAGATTATTATATTATTTTAAACGTAGAGGTTATAGAGGTTTTTCAATTAATCGTCCTGATAAAATTTGGAATAAACTATCTGTAACAGAAAAAGAAATTGGTGGAATACCTAACTCCAGTGAAGATATTAAACAATCACATGCCGCGGCTATAGAGTCATATATAGAAGAATATGTTGGCTCAACAGAAACAGGGCATGGTGACATGTACCATCAAAGCACGTTAGAAGATTGGGCTGTTTTCAATATAAACAACAGAACAAAACACGATGCTTCTATAAGTTCTGGATTAGCTATAATGGCTTGCAATAAAAACAGATATACTCCAGTTGCAGTTAGAAAAAAACATTCTATAGATTTAGGTATTAAAAGGTATGACAATACAGGTTATGTTTCAAAAATAAAATAAATGATAAATACTAATTATAATAGTTCTTTTCCAGATCAAGTAATTCCAGATGCAGAAAAAGCTACGGATGATTATGGCTTACAAGTAGGTAGAGCTATAGAATCTGAGTGGTTTAGCAGTGGTTCTGGTTTTTCAGATAGATTTGGAAGTAATTATACTTCTTTCCATAACCTAAGACTATATGCTAGAGGAGAACAATCTGTTCAAAAATATAAAGACGAGCTATCTATAAATGGAGATTTGTCTTATTTAAATTTAGATTGGAAACCAGTACCTGTTATACCTAAATTTGTTGACATAGTTGTTAATGGTATGTCTCAAAGAAATTACGAAATAAAAGCTTATGCTCAAGACCCTCAATCAGTAAAGAAAAGAACTGATTATGCAGAGAGATTACAGAAAGACATAATGCAGAAAAAGCTTTTAGCTGATATTGAACAAATGACTGGTCTTGATATATCTGCATCTAAGGGTGTGGCTAAAGATATGACAAATGAAGAGGATATACAGCTTCATATGCAAATGAGCTACAAAGAATCTATTGAAGTAGCAGAAGAAGAAGTTATAAACAATGTATTAGCAAACAATAAGTATGATTTAATAAGAAGAAGATTAAATTATGATTTAACAGTTCTAGGTATATCTGCAGTAAAAACAGGTTTTAACAGGTCAGAAGGTGTTACAGTTAACTATGTTGATCCAGCTAGTTTAGTTTATTCATATAGTGAAGATCCTAATTTTGAAGACCTTTATTATGTTGGTGAAGTTAAGTCAATAAGTATGCCGGAATTAAAAAAAGAATTCCCTTATCTAACAGCTGAAGAACTTAAAGAAATACAAAAATACCCAGGTAATCAAAACTATACTAGAAACTGGAGTGGTAGATATGATGACAATACAATTCAAGTGCTATATTTTGAATATAAAACTTTTGCTAATCAAGTATTTAAAATTAAAGAAACAGCAAACGGTCTAGAAAAAGCTATTGAAAAAACTGATTCATTTAACCCACCTGAAGATACTGAAGGTTTTACTAAGGCTTTTAGAGCTATTGAAGTACTTTACTCTGGTGCTAAAATATTAGGTCACAATAAACTGTTAAAGTGGGAATTGGCTGAAAACATGACAAGACCTATGTCTGATACTGTTAAAGTTAATATGAATTATAATATAGTTGCTCCTAGAATGTATAAGGGTAGAATAGAGTCTATAGTGTCTCGTATTACTGGTTTTGCTGATATGATTCAATTAACTCATTTAAAATTACAACAAGTAATGTCTAGAGTAGTTCCTGATGGAGTATATTTAGATATGGATGGTTTAGCAGAGGTTGATTTAGGCAATGGAACTAACTACAACCCTTCAGAAGCTTTAAACATGTATTTTCAAACTGGATCTGTTGTAGGTAGATCTATGACTCAAGACGGTGGCATGAACCCTGGTAAAATTCCCATACAAGAACTACAATCAGGATCTGGCGGTGCTAAAATGCAATCATTAATACAGACTTACGAGTATTATTTAAAAATGATAAGAGATGTGACTGGACTAAACGAGGCTAGAGATGGTACTTTACCCGATAAGCAGTCACTAGTTGGTTTACAGAAGTTAGCAGCTGCTAATTCAAACGTAGCTACTAGACACGTACTACAGGCTAGTTTATATTTAACTTTAAAGTCATGTGAAAATATATCACTACGAATAGCTGATGCTTTAATGTTTCCTTTAACAAAACAGACTTTAATATCAAGTATATCAAAATATAACGTAGCAACTTTGCAAGAATTATCTAATGTTAATATACATGATTTTGGAGTATTTTTAGAACTTGAGCCAGATGAAGAAGAGAAGCAAGTATTAGAACAGAACGTTCAAATAGCTTTAAAAGGAGGTCAAATAGATCTTGAAGACGCTATTGATATTAGGCAGGTTAATAATTTAAAACTTGCTAATCAAATGCTAAAAAAGAGACGTAAAGAAAAGCAAGCTAAAGATCAACAAATGCAACAGCAGAACATGCAGGCTCAAGCACAGGCTAATGCAGATGCCGCTGAAAAAATAGCTTTATCAGAATCTCAAAAGCAACAAGTTATATCTCAGCAAAACATAAGCTACGAACAAGCAAAGTCTCAGTTTGAAATGCAAAAGATGGAAAGAGAAGCTCAATTAAAACAGCAATTGATGGAGGTAGAATTTAATTATAATATGCAGCTAGCTCAAGCTAGTTCTAAAGCTAAAGAGACTAATGAAAATCTAAAAGAAGATAGAAAAGATCAAAGAACTGAAATGCAGGCTACGCAACAGTCTGAACTCATTGATCAAAGAAAAAATGACTTATTACCTAAAAACTTTGAATCCGCAGGTAATGACAATATGGGCGGTTTTGGTTTAGAGCAGTTTGGCCCTAAATAATTTTATATTAATTATTATATTATATTATGTCAGAAGAAATAAAAGAAAACCCTAAAGGGGAATTAGAACAAGGTGAGTTTAAGGTTAAAAAACCTAAAGTAAAAAAACTTACTAATAAAAAAGCAACAACATCTAAAATAGACTTATCTAAAAAAGAAGAGGTTAAAGAAGAAAAAACCGTAGATAAAGTAGTTATTAAAGAAGAACCTGTAATTAAAGAAGAGATAAAAGAAGAAGTAGTTGAAACAAAAGAAGAAAATACATCTCCTATATCTGAAATTACTGAAGAAGTAGTTGCTGAAGAAATAAAAGAACCTGTAATTGAAGACGTTGTTGAAGCACAACCAGAGATAAAACTACCAGAAAACATTAATAAACTGGTTAGCTTTATGGAAGACACAGGTGGAACAGTTGAGGATTACGTTAGATTAAATGCTGACTATTCAAATGTTGACAAGGATGTTCTATTAAAAGAATATTATAAAAAGACTAAACCACATCTTGATTCAGAAGAGGTTAACTTCTTGTTAGA